ACGGCTTGCTGGATGGTTGGTTTAGGTATTGGGGTCATATTATTACTTGCGCTTCTTGATTCCAGCTTCGGACATTGCGATTGCGACCGCTTGTTTCCGATTTTTCGCCAATGGGGCTTTCTTTGGTCCTTTGGGATTCACTCCTGCATGAAGAGTCCCAGCCTTATATTCACCCATGACTTTCGCCACTTTGGCCTGTTTAGCGGCTTTTGTTTTTGGCTTTTTCATAGACTACTTGCGTTTAGCTTTTTTCTTAGGCATGCGGCCCATCTTGATTTCAATCTCGACGTAGCCCTTGCCTTTTTTGCCTTTGCCGTATTCTTTTTCTTCCTTGTGGCCGCAGCCATTTGATTTGTTTTTCATAGAGTTACTTCATTGATTTGCTTCCGCTACACTTCCATTTACGCCTTGATAAATTGTTTGGCGAGTTGGGATCAGACTTCCATTCACCTTTGATCTTGGCACTGCGGGCGCAGTAGGAATCGCCACGGGACGAGCCGGGAGAAATCGTTGCTCCCTTTTGCCCATACTTAACGGTCTTCTTGCGTCCAGTGTCAGGATTGGTAACGACTTTTTTGAACCGCTTCTCCATTACTTTTTCTTTGCTGTTTTAGCAGACTGCTTGAAATCTTGGGTTGAAGGAGCCTTCTTTGAACCCACTTTATTCATCTTTTCGCCGCTACCAGCTTTGATGCGTGCTTTCTTGGCATTGATCGCACTATAAAGTCCTTGTTTCATATGGTTATGCTTATCGGAATTTAGAAATGCAAACAATTACTGCTAATGGAGCCATCACAGAATAGGCGACAGCAAAGCAAATGAGCTTCATTTTCTCAAGTCTGTCTAATTGAATATGCTTGCGATCCGAAAGTTCAGAAAAAAATTTAAATATTTTCATTTAAAGTATTTTAGTGCAGTTTTTATGGCTAGCGCGGAATTTATGTTGCTGGCCGAGTCCGATGCGGCATCTTGATTTAGATACTTTGCCAAGTCAAGCAACTCTCTTTGTTTTTGTATTCTTGCGTTTTCAACCTTTAATTTTATTTCGGCTTTTTCTTTCTCATATTTATTTCTGTCTTGAATCGCGTCTTGGGCGTATCTTATTAAAGCCCCCCCGGTCGCCACTGGATGCTCGAAAGTTTGCAGGGCGGCGGTAGTATTGAAATACCGCCCATCAAGCTTTCTTTCGTCTTCGCCCTTCTCTAGTAGCCTGAGCGCATCGTGATGCCTCTTCCTGTAATCTTCGTCAGTCAACGATCTTGCTGCATCAATCGCCCACAAACCAGCTTGTATTGGCTCAAATTTTGACGCCGCCCCAGTCACAACTCTCCCTGCATAGGGGACAAGTGGAAGACCCGCCTTGGCTGCTCCCATTGCGGCAAGATTTGCGCTAGCCCCAACATTAGCAACACCTCCTTCGATTTTTTCAACAAGGTTGATCGCCTTGTCAAAACCAGATGTGAGCAAGACATTACTAGTGTCGCCGGGGTCAAACGTGACCCTTGCGTTATTGTCTGGATTTATGTTATCCAGCTTTCTTCTCAACCATCTAGAAAAACTCATTACTGTTGCATTCCTTGGGTTGTTACGCCGCCCATTTGAGCGGGATTTGTTCCGATTTTGCCGATCTCAGCGTTCTGCATCTGTTGCATTTGGAATTGATACTGCTCCATGTATTTCTGGAGGCGACCTGCAAACACTTCGTCCATTTGCGCTCGTTCCGCAATATCCGGTTGCTGGACGTATGCTTGAACCATCTGCATTGCGATCTGTGCGCCGTTGGGTTGCGCGGGAACCTCGATACCAGCAAAGATCTTCGCAAGGTCATCAGTGACGCTCTTGGCGACCTTCTGTTGCGCCTCCTCAACGGGTTGCAGAACGTAGTCCGCAAAGATCGGGTTGATACTCGACGCGGTGAACTCAAGGAGCTTGTTGACATCTAGAACGCCATTGCGATCAAGTTGAACAAGCGACACCATGTTCTTGAGTTGCGTCTCCGCAGTCTCTGGGTCAGTGGTCAACGAGTCAAATGACACGGTAATGCTGAAGTTCTCGTCGGGGCTACCCTTGGTCATCGTCTGGGGGTTAGGGTTTCCGGTGACTTGGAAGAAAACCTCATCCGGCCCCATGCGCTGATACAGCTTCCACGCCATCGTCAATACGTCGCGGACATGATCAAGGAACTTGCCAATGTAGAACTGTTGACGAGCAGCCGTGAGTGGGTTCGTAAGATCAAGCCCGACAGCGCGGTCTGCTTGCGCTCGCATAGACATCTCAGACTCAATGGAACCTTGGTCCATTTGAGGAACTGGCCCCCAAGCAATCTCGCCAAGACGACGATAAGGAACGCGACGGCCCGGACCCCAATCGGAAGGAGGACGGCCAGCAGGGTGCATCAGCGGCGGCAAGGTGGCCAACGAAGCGCGGTCGATCCGGCTGTCACGCTCGGTCTTGATCTGCATCTGCGGACCACGGAGAATGTCGGAGAACGTCTGCACTTCATACATCCGCTTCTGGTCATTCGCCAGTCGAGTCACAACAAACGGGTAGTCGTCATAGCCATTGAGAAGCTCATGCTTTGCGTAGCCGTCCGTAGTTGGGTGGAATACGGTGCAGTAGATGCCCTCGCTGCCATCCTCTTCATCAATCAGGCGCTGGTAGCCATAGACCACCATAACAAGGTCATTGTCATCAGTGATAGGCAGACGCGTAACGGTTTTTACGCTCTCGCCGTCGAGATACATGGAGTCTTTCCCGCGAAGGTTGGAGATAGCGTGATCGACCCACTTCCTGTCCCATCCCTCATTGGTAACTTTTTTCTCAAGCTCCTGAGCAGTCAGGAACGTGCGCCAGAAGATGTATGGAGCGCGTTGAGGGTCGGAAACATACGGAGGGAAGATGACCTCTCCATCCGGGGCGCACGAATAAACAATCGGGCAATCAACGGTTTGACGAGGGAGTGGGATTTCAGCCATCCCGGTCTTCCGCATATCTCGGATTGCCTTCTTAGCTCGTTTGTTCGACAGGTCGGGGAATCCTTGTTGGATCAATCCCGTGAGCATCTCGTCATCGTTCCCATCAATAATAAGGTTCGCTAGATCAGGAGATTGTTGGGCAATTTGGTCGATGGTGACTTGTTGCAGATATGTTCTTTTTTCTCGCTTCCATCCAACATAGGATACCATAATCCCCTTCTCTAGCAAATAGTTCGCACCCAACTCCATTTGGTTTTTGAAGTCAGGAATGTAGGTCGAGCGCATCCACTTAAGGAACGACGACACAACAGAAGCTCGCGGCATTGATGCCATAGACGTTGGGAACGCCTTGATGTGGCTGCGCTGGAGGGCTTGGTCAAACAGAGACACATACATGTCAATCCGCTCACCAACCACGTTAACTTCTTGATCTGAAGCACCTTGCCACGGAAATGCGTTTGCTCCGTTCTTGCGAAGATCGTCAGACTTGCCGTCCCAGATATTGCGCCGATCATTATAAGAGCGCAGACATGACTCGAAATAGTATTCAAGATCAATTAGGCAGGTATCATACGCATCAGTTAACGCATTAACGTCTGGCTCTTTGTCAGCGTAAATAAGGGATTCGTCCTCTAGTTCTAGTGATTCGATCATGATGCGTATTCGTAAAAGTCTTCGGGGTCGGCAGATACTAAGCACACTTTGATGCGTTTGCCAACAAGTTTATTTGATAGGCGGGAAGGGCATTTTACCGGAACCGCCAGCCCATCCATTCGGACGATGACCCAGCTTGGGTTGTTGCAAACACGCATAACAATGAAATCTTCATCAATTTGCTGCTCGATAAGGCTATCAAGACTGCATGGTGATTCGTCAATAATTAGCGTTTTCTTTGCAGGTCGCCCCCGTTTTGCTGCTTTAGCTGCTTGTTTTTTCATACTAGTATCCCCCAGACCCGTGAGTTGTAACAAATGATTGGCTATTGTCAACGTGATCGAGATTTGCAATGGCGGCGTAGCGACAAACATCAATTGGATCTTTCCACGCTTCCTTAAGCCCACCTTCGCCAGTGTATTCAGAGAGTGCTTGAATGATGTTCTCGCAGTCGCTGCTGACGTAGAAATGCGGTCTGTTTACGGAATCCAAAGGTCGAGCGGTATCCCATGACATCTTGCCGATCAATGCTTGAAGCCCATCGTCGATATCCAGCCCCGGTGCAGGGATGCAAACCATTCCCGATTCGCTTAGGTCTTCAATGATTGAGGAAGAACCGTCTTGCACCTGATACTTTGCAGCCCCAAGGCGAGGGTCGATCAATCGCTCAAAGATTTCCTCGTCGCCCTCCATCTCTTGAATTGCCTCGATGTAGTCACGGATACCAAAGCCTTGCCCCTTAGCTCCCGGCCCCGGCATCCACTTCCCGCTTTTCCATTCAGCCCAGTCACCAACGTCAACTCCCGGCCACTCGCGGTAAACCCAGAACGTCCCGCTCTCGTCAATGGCAATCCAGCACATGAACCAGTTCTTCGCCCCAGCAGGGTCGATAACGTGATAGCGCGTGATATTCTTGGTCGGGATGGAGGCGGGAGGAACCACGTTGACGACCTTGTTAAACTTGGGGAACTTGGTTGCATGGGACTTCATTGGAACCCCGTAGGCGCGGATCAGAATCTCCTCCCGTGTGCGTCCTGACAGCGTTTCTTTAATGCGCTCGTATCCGCCAAAAGCATTGTCTTGAGAGTGGAAGTAATGAACTGATGCGTTTAGCTTTTTGGACCGCTGAACGTATGGAACCAACTCACCATTAAGGAGTTCCGCTGGTCTTGACTCGATAGTCGTCGCCCCATCAAGATACTCTTTGATGACCTCTGTCCAACCGTCAATCGGAGTGAACGTGACGAGCATCTTGGCATTTCGCGTAGCTAGCCGGAACCTGAGCGTGTTAATCAACTCTGGCCCCAAAAG